GAGCAGACTATATTGTATGGGTGGACACCATCACAGCAGGTCGTTACGAAGACACCAACAAAATGTTTGTAGCACCAGATGCATATGATTTTCGAGTACCCACACAAAACGCAGAGCTATGGGCCGTTCGAATCTCTAACGATATTCAAGAGTATGCATGGGATAATAGAAAACCCACAGCACAGATGCTCGGTAGATGGCAACCATGGCACGAAGGACATCAAACACTGTTTGAAGAGATTATAAAAAAAACAGGCCAAGTCAACATACAAGTCAGAGATGTACAGGGTGTGGGCGATAACCCATTTGATTTTGATACAGTTAAAAAGAACATTGACTCTGCTCTGCATAAAGATTATGCAGGACGATATCAGATTACTCTAGTACCCAACATCACAAATATCTGTTATGGCAGAGGTGTAGGCTATAAAATTGAGGAGATAGTTCTGCCTGACAATATACAAAAAATATCTGCTACAGACATTCGTAAAAAGATGCGTGAAGAAGGTAAACTCTAAATATTATCACACTTGAAGCTGACATTTTAACTTAAATACATAGACAAATAGAAAATTTGTGTTATTATTAACTTAAATACCTTTATGCAAAAGAGAACACGCAGTATCCTGGAAGAATTGAGCTCCGCAAGGCTCAACAAAGAAGATCCTGAACATTTCGTTGAGAGCCGAGCCGAACACATCATTGATTCTGCCATCAATCTGGTGCAGTACATCAGAGAACACTTCGATGATCAGACTGCGTATCAGTTAGAAAAGAAATTGAACTCAGCCATAAAGAATCTAGACAGCGGTCGCTTCTCTCGAGGTGTTACCAAAGTCCGAGAACTCAAAGACGTTAAAAGTTCTTTAAAGATCACCGAAGGTGAATTGCAAGACGAGGACGAATAATGTTGGTTGAAGAAATACTACACGAATTTAAACGCACACATCTAGAGCACATTGAAGATATAATCCTCACAGACGGACACGCAGGTGGAGAAGCAGTGATTGGCTATTTCACAGACCTTTACAATATGTTGAAAGGTTCCAGTTCATCGGCCATGCAACTGTCTGTAAAATGGGACGGTGCTCCTGCAGTGGTGTGTGGCATAAATCCCGCCAACGGTAAATTCTTTGTTGGAACAAAATCAGTGTTTGCACAGTCTGCTAAAATCAATTACACCAAACAGGACATCGCCACCAACCACGGCACAGGTGATCTCGGTGACAAACTGTTGAAGTGTCTGGTACATCTATCCAAATTGAATATCACAGGAGTGGTACAAGGCGACATGATGTTCACCGATAACGATCTGGTTCGACAAGACATCAACAATGGCAAGTTCATTACATTTAAACCCAATGAAATTGTGTATGCAGTGCCAGAAGATTCGGACATAGGCCAACAGATTGCATCTGCTAAGGTGGGAATAATATTCCACACCACATATGTGGGAGAAAGTTTAGCAGAGATGAATGCAGAAGCAGGAGCAGATGTTGCCGCATTCACAAAGACTCCAGATGTGTGGTACGACAATGCCACATACAAAAACGTATCAGGGTCAGCCACATTCACAGCCGGTGAGTCTGCTGAGTTTGCAACAGGCATCCAAACTTTAAAAACTCTATTGTCCCGAGTGCCGCAGAATCTATCTGCAATGCTTTCCGCCAACAAAGATTTTGTGCCTATGTTCCAGATGTTTATCAATGCAGAAATTAAACAGGGCAGGATCCCCACAGAAGTGACGGCTTTCCTAAAAGGATTTCAAGAGTTCTACCTTGCAAGAATGAACAAACAAATGACAGGGCTAAAAGCACAGAAAGCTATTCAATTGAGACAGCAGAAGATGGCAGAGATGCCTAAATTCCTAAACACAGTTCGCAAACCGTTGCAGGCCATGTTGATATTCTACAAACAGGTACAAGCACTCAAAGCAGAGGCCATGCAAAAAATGAATCAAGCCATGCAGGTGGGCACATTTGCACAGACTGAAAATGGGTTAGAAGTCACAGACCCCGAAGGTTTTGTGGCAGTGGGCACAGATGGTGGTGCTGTTAAACTGGTAGATAGATTAACGTTCTCAAGAAGAAATTTGACTGCTATCAAAAAATTTGAAAAAATCTAATATAGTCTGATTTATTGATTTTGATAATTCTTTTTTATTCCAAAAAAGATCCTTATTGTGTTTTCTTATATCAACAGTATCTGTATAAAAATTTTTAAATTTCTTTGATTTAATATCATAAAGTAAATTCACAATTCTTCTACGTCTAAGATAAGGATCCGGTTCTTCGTCGTATTTTTCAGAAAAAATATTTTCAAAAGTTTTGAATCCCATTTCATTTAATTTTTTTAAGTATTTGTAATTTCCATGCACTATAAAAATCTGTTCGGCTATAATCGCCTTCCATATTTTTTCTGTCATGAATATTTCTAAATTAGAATCAGATGTTTCGGAAACAATACTGATGTAAGAATGATTGTATGGTTTTTCATAAATGTCTTGATCGCTGTGTTTAAGTGGATAATTTTCTCTGTCAACCCACGGTAATTCGTACTCTGGAATTAGTTTCATAACACTCACTGGATTATCAGTTAAAAAACTGTAAAGACTATTTTCTAATAATTTTTTCTTATTAAGCATCGTGTATAATTCTATTCTGTGATTTCTTGCTAATTTATTAAGATAAAGAAAGTCGTATTTTTTATCTGAATGATCAAAATTAAACTGTTTGTTGTGGTTTTTTTCAAACATATAAAACCAAAACCAATTGATCCCGCCGTACCAAACATGGTCAGTGATTGATGATAAAAAATCAATGTGCTGATTACCAATAGATGTTTCTTTAGATTCCCATGGAATTACTACAATAAATTTAAAATTTTTGTCTTTTAACATCCTAACACGTCTAAGCAAATCTTCTTTGTATTCGGTGTTTTCTAACAAATAATCATTCATTGCACAGATGAACGCTATCCTACGGTCAAACTTATCTAATTCAATATCATTCAATCTATAATAGTCATCGCATATTTCAATGGTTTGATCTGATATACTGTTATATCTTAAGAACTGTGCATACCACCAATGATGTCCGGTCTTCATTATGTCGGTTAATATAAAATTCTTTGTCATGCTACGCTTTATAGAGATCAGCAATAGTGGGAAATGTTCCCCTCCAATCGGTGCCTCTCCGGCGGTCCAACTCATCTAAATATATTGCAAGTCTTTGTTGACTTTTTAAATCTGGAACAGTTGACGCACATTCATTCGCTATGCCTTTCAGGTTGCGAAGATATATCTCTTTTATGTTATCTTTTTGAGTATCAAATAGTTTAATAGATTCATTGATGCCTAGATCTAAAATATCTTTTCCAAATATAGTAGGGTTAAGATACGGCCTGCCTGCATCTCCAGCCTTCATCATACTCCAGTAAACTGTTCTCTTTTTACTCCACTGGTTTATCTGTCTCACAAGATCGGGCATACTTGGAATAGTTAAAGCAGTCATGGCACTGTTGATGTTTAATATAATATCAGTTTCATTCAGCATAAACTCAAAGTTCTCTTGGAATTTCTTTAGATCCAATCCGTTTCTGACGTATTCTGCCTCGGGTCCCCAACAGTCCAAACTGCCCACCACTTGTAATGAATTAATATGTCCATTTATTTTTAATTGCCACATCCTCGCGAGCCATTTCTTTACACGTGCAGGATCCACTGTGAGGTTGCTAAAGATCGACAACATCAAGTTTGGACAAGGCTTACGTTCTAGGAATTCTACCAATCGTTCTGTTTCTTTCTGGAGGAATGGCTCACCTCCCAGGATAAAAATCTTATTGAGATCTTGTATATGGTCTTCCAGCCAAACAAAAAGTTTATCACCCATCACCTCCATGTTTGATGACACTTCTGTTTTTCCAGGAAGATATACATTTTCACCCGGCTTACTCGTATCCCCAGATGTGAATTCTCCATGTCTTGCATTTTCAGCATCAATAGTGGAACTGAATTTTGAATTACAATAGACACATTTGAGATTGCAGGTATTGCTGAAATATATTTCTAACTGTGTGGGAGTAACATTGACTTCGTCAGGATTTTGATCCAGCTCTTTTGGGTATAACAGACCCGGGAAATCTATGTTGGTCATACGCTCACTCTCGCCTCCGGCATCTTCTATGGTTTTACAATGCTCACAGCCGCGACCCGGCCACTCACCATTGAGCATCTTCTTTCTCGCTTCCAATTTGTTAGGTATGTTATGGAAGTTTATTTTACCATTCTCGATCAGTATAGGATCGTGTGTGACTCTGTGACAGCTGGCTGTGGTTCCCATGGTGAGGAACACTGTGGAATGATTCCATTTGAGCTGACAGGGCAGTCCTTTTTTTATGGGAAATTTTTTATTCATTAACAATACTTATTATAAAAAAATACGCACATAAATATCCGTATGCTGATGCCTTTCCTACAATATGTCAATGAAGCTCGCGTGGTGAGACGCCAAAACGACCTTCAACGATACACCTTCCAGGACATACAGGAACGTGTGTATCTGAGTTTCTTGATACTCAGTCTGCTCAAAACCAATCCAGACACAGAGTCCTGGGCTCGATCCTATGCTGATCAGACTCTGACCTACAGTGGCTTTGATGCTGTGAGGAGTTCAGCCAACGATCTCCACAACATGCTGGCAGTGATAGACGGTCGAGAGGACATCGTGAAGAAACTCCGGAATTCCGGTCAAGCAGAAGCACTGCGTCAGCGAAACACCCTGCCCACGCTGGCAGTGAAGAGATATCTACGCAAACTGGAGGATGACTATCGTTTCTTGACACAGTTGGAGAAAAACCTAAAGATCACCAATGCAGAGTATCGACAGCTTCGCAGATCTATCAGCGACTTTGATCGTCTAGACAGGAATTCCAAACGCAGGGTGATCAACAAACTGTTGAATCTGGCTCGCAATCTATTGCCAGGCACAGATCTCACACGCAAACTCAAAGAAATCCTTTAAAACAGCACAAAACCATTATATTACAGCAGAATTTACCATTCTTGGTAATAAATAACTGCAACGTATCACCTGAGCGGTGATTCGCCATTAACGAAGAGAAAACAAGGAGAAAACACAATGGCATCTTTAACAAGAAGCAAACAGAACGCGGCCACTTATGCAGTGGGCTCGTACGTACAGAACGCCAACGTTGGTGCTTTCTTAGTAACAGTCAAAGGTGGCTCTGACGCGGCCCAGGATCTTAGAAACGAAACTGGCTCGAGAGAAGTTATCGAAATGATTGTAAGAAACACAAACGCAATTGGTTACACAATCGCAAACGCAAACACAGGTGTTATGACTATATTGGTAGACAATTCACAGTGGGACGCGGCCGGCTTACAAGCGACGATCAGAGGCATAGCATCTATATCAGGTGATGACTCTACTTCAATCGCAGTGGAAGACACAACGGTTGTTGCGGCAACTACACTAACAGCGGCGTAATAATAAAATAACAAACAAGAATGATCAACGAGAAATTGATCAAGAAGGAGAAATAAAATGGCAGAAGTAACTTCATATGCAAAAGCAAAAGCAGGCAACGGGATTGGTCCAAAGACTAGAATCATCAACCTTGCAAAAACTAACCTGACACAATCAGAGCTAGATGCGGCAATACAGTATCTAAAAGCAGGTGACGTGGCAGGCACGAACGATGCACACACAGTAGCAGGCATCGGCGTACTTACAGAATCAGGTGTTTTCACTAGTGGAACAACTGACAACGTACAAGTAGCGATCCAAGGCTCAGGCGCATTCACTGCGGCTTCAAACTTTGGTACAGGTTCTACAGGTGTAACATCTTCATTGTTAGCATCCATAGACCAAGCATAATTCTTAATTGAATTAACTACGGGAAGGGTGGACATTCTTTTGTTCACCCTTCCTTCTTTTGTAAATACTCACACACAATAATATGCACACATTTTGTATACAGACACTGGTAGATATTGGGTTTCCCGGAGACACTCGAAGACCGTTTCCTTTCACGTCCAACACAGGTGTGCTGGTGGACAACAAAGACACATTGGATCTGGTGAGAGCTCAGCACAACAACTTCGTTACCACACAACAGCTACTACAGATGCGATCCAACATCACCTGGGACATAATCCCTGAACGATCATCACAGAAATTGGCAGACCGGTCCTTTGGATCTTTCTACAGAGAAGGCAAACATAACGTCTGGGTGTTTGCTTGGCATGCAGAACAGACAGATGTGTACAATGTGGATGGAGATCCTGTGGGTGGATTGGTTGCGGACTTTCATCAAGTGCCGGTGAATGCTTTCTGTCAAGAGACTGTGACATTCCCTGCCAACTGTTTTGACACCACAGATCCCAAATTTAAAAACACTGTGTTTATGGACCTGGGTCCTGTGGATAAATAACAGCATACTTAGGCTCACATAGGCAGATCAACTTTCCCACAGGCACACAAGATGCAGACATCCAAGGATGTAAAAAGGAAACTATTATGAGCGATTTAGAAAAAACCAATTTAGAAGCACACGTAGATCTCTGCGCCGAGCGTTATAAAGGACTGCACGATCGTCTGTCGGCTATTGAGGTGACACTGAAAAGAATCAGCGATGACATGCTGGTGGGACACAAGAGTTCCAACAAGACACTGATTATGACTGCAGGCACAGTTGTAGCAGGATTACTGTCCACTATAGTGGTAATCCTCATGAAGATGCCCGGCTAACAACCATTCCAAAAAAATTATGTATATTAGACTGTCTCGATATGTTCGAGTTTATATAACAGAATCCCAGATTGCGTTTATCAAAAAGTATGAACAGAGATTCCCACTGCTACAGACACAATTTGATGTGGAAGACATTGCCACAGCTCAAACACTTGCCGCCAAAGGTGCACTCGTGCGTAAGAAATTAACTGACAACACTCAATATGCTTTAAATAGTAATGTGAGGATTGTTGATGACACAAAAAAATAAAAGAGCAGAACTGGTAAAACAGATTGAGGCGTACAACCTCAAAACCAAACTGGAAGCCCTGGCCCGCAATGACGAACAGTATCGACCGTTCCGTCACCTGCCCAAACAGTTCTCCAAAGGTATTCTCATCGGCAATATTGCCATCGTGCCCAAGAAGCAGGACGAGTCTCGTTTCATATATGTGATTGCGGACATGGTGGAAGCTCGCATACTGTACGAAGACATCAATCTCAAACAATCAGCCATCCTGATAGCACACTATCTAGCAGATGGTAAAGCTGTACCAGACACTGTTAAACGAATGGACTCAGAGTTTGCTTCTCGGCTGTTTGAAATAAAGAACTTTAAACGATTCTATAAAGCCGCTGTCAAAGACAAAGACGACAATAAAGAATTTATATATGAGAACAAATTGATTGAAACACACCGCCATGCGGATGCTATCAAGCATGAAATACAACACAACTTTGACAGCACCTTCAGAACCAATCGTACTAAATAAACACATATGCAAAGCACAGAATTTACAAAACCAGTGACCACAGAGAGTTTATTGTCTGCATTTGAAAGCAGATTTGGACAAACACTTAATTTAGAAGGTCTAGACCCAACACAACTGGAAGATATGGCCAACATGGTGAGAACTAAAATCCACACCATCACAGACAATGCACATTTTGGCAAAGAATTAACAGATGACAACTATCAAAAACATCAAAGTATGTTGGATATTGTTAATCAAGCTGTGAAAGAAGCTCAAGGCATCAACACAAATTTAGCGCCAGCACAACAGGCTGTAGTTAAAAAAATTCAAACAACACCAGGTCTTAAGTCATCAGACAAAGATCAGATTATTGGTGCAATGGTTCAAAAAGAATCAGAAGTTACTGAAGGCATTGAACAGCAATCAGAATTAATCCTTGCCGCAAAAGACATGATGGACAAGGTAACAGGATATCTACAAGACATAGCAGAAATGAAAACTGAAAGCATGTTGGAACTGGCAGACAGAATCAGAGATGAAATGGGTGCTGAAAAAGCAGACGCTTATGTTGCAAAAATTCAACCTGCTCTTGAATCAGCAGAAACAACACTCACTCAAACCAGAGAAGAGTTAGACCAAGGTGTGAGAATATTAACCGGTGAAGAAATTGAATCAGACACTGTCGGTGCTGACGATGCCATGAACACAGACGCAGAAGTAGGACTGGATGATCTAGACACAGACTTGGGTGTGGACGATGAATTTGGAGCGGCAGATGCATCAGCTGGCGGAACTGAACCAGAAGGCAGAGCTCAAAGAGAGAGCAGAGAAGTATTCGAATCTTCTTCAAGAATCTACGCAAAACTCGCTGGGAAGTAATCCCAATGAGATTCCAAGAATTCCAAAACAACAAAGCACAAGAGATCGAATCAGCAGTGATGAACACTCTGACCAATCTGAGAGGCTCAGCGGATGATGCTGACCAAACTGCTGAGATCAGTTTTGGTGCACTGGAACAGATACTGAAGAACACAGGCTACCCACAGTTCAATTATAATCTTTTCAAATCTCTGTACGATAGATCAGAAGCTCTAAAAAATGTGGTGGATGATTTTGATCAAGAGAAGATCATACTGAACACAGAGAAACAGGCAGAGAAAGATCCAGAAATGGACTATGACGACCAAGGCTCTACTGATGTGGTCAAGAAGATGGCTCGTTCTGCCCTTAAAAGAAGAACTTAATTGACAAGAAATCAATAATAGCATACACTTGTATACAATGAAGATTGATAAAGATATTCTAACGAACAAAGGTATCCCTCTGGTTGAACGTCATGCCTACAGCACCATCGAGCGAGAGAGTGTGGACGGCAAAAGACTGTATGCCACACCGGATGGTCGTCGGGTTCCCTCTGTGACCACCATACTGTCACAGACCAAAGACATGACACACCTGCACGCCTGGCGCAAGCGAGTGGGCCAATCAGAAGCACAGCGTATCGCCACGGAGTCAGCCAACATCGGCACAGTGATGCACAAGAGTCTAGAGCGTCACGTGTTGGGACAGGATAGAACTCCTGGCTCCAATCTCATACAGCAGAAAGCACACGAGATGGCCAATGTGATCATTGAGCACGGACTGAAAGGGGTGACGGAAGTATGGGGAGCAGAGATCAATCTATACTATCCAGAACTGTATGCAGGCACCACAGACCTTGTGGGAGTGTACAATGGCGCACCAGCCATAATGGATTTCAAACAGTCACGTCGATTAAAGAAAGCAGAATGGGTGGAGGATTATTATCTACAATTGGTGGCCTATGCAGAAGCACACAATAAACTGTTTGGCACCCGCATACGCACAGGCAGGATGTTCATCTGCACACAGGCCAACGAGTATCAATCCTTTGAAATTGACGACTACGACAAGTGGTCAGATCGTTGGTATCGCAGAGTGGAACAGTATTACAAGAATATACTTTAGGCTATTTTTTTGTAATTTTTTTGTCTTAGTTTTACAAATTGTTCAAAAGTTTCACATTCATACTGCCAGTATTTTTTTAAACCTTTGCCATTCTTTTTGGTTCTTACTACATCTCCTGTGATTGGATCGTGGATGTATTTTATTTTTTTGCTTGACTTGTAATTTTCAATATCAATACCGATCACTTTTATCTTGTTATGGAATATTTCATTAGGTATTCTAAACATATGAGGTTCTTGTGTCATTGTGTTCCAACCAAACACTAGTAAAGGTCCTAATTTTTTTTTAACATTCCGTACCTCATATGAGTGTGTCCATTGTTCCTTACCTGCTATAGTGTTATTTTGTCTACGAGAACTTAAAACAAATTTAGCGTCCTCGTCACTTGGTTTGAAATCACTGCCTTTGCCCCTATACCATTCTAAACTTGGATTCGTGATAGCAATGGCAATTTCTAATAAGTCTTCTACAGGAAATTGATATAATTCTTGTTTGGTCAGAGGTCCTTTTTCCGATAAGATAAATTTTTTGTTATGCCAATATTGTAATATCTTGTCTATAAGCCATAGTCTTGCTTTTGTTATATTTTCTGCGGTGTGTCTAACAACGTCTAAAGGTAATTTCTTCATACCAAATAGTAACATGGATACCATATATGTCAATGCCCATAGTCCATATAAATAAAGTATATGTACTCCATATACAAAACCGTCAATGAAATCACGGGTAAATTCTATGTTGGTAAACAATCATCTAATAGGACTTATTACTTGGGTTCTGGTAAACTATTACAAAGAGCAATAGACAAGCACGGCAAACACAATTTCACGAAAGTCATATTAGAGGATGGATTGACTGCTCAGCAGGCCTCCATCAGAGAACAGTATTGGATCGCCAAAACAGGTGCCATGGGCAATCAGGGTTACAACATGAACTCAGGTGGCACAGGCGGAGATAATAGTAGATATATTGACTATGAGAAAAGAGGAAACCCAAGTGATAATTTCGCTGGTAGACAACGCTGGTGGAAAAATTTAAGCACAGATGAAAAAGCAAAATGGAAAGAGAGCAATAGACTTTCAAAATGTAAAGGCTGGTATGTGAGTAAACTTAACAGCACAAAGGAAAAATTCGTACAAAGCATCGCTCGTTGGTGTGAGGAAAATGATGTTGATAAAAGTATGCCCACAGGTTTAAATAATCCAAAAAGCAGGCTATATCAAAAGCAGACCAAAGGTTGGCGCATAAGGCGTAGTGATATACCTAAATTAAAGCCTTATACTAACAACAGAGGCAATACAAATAAAGACTTCTGTAAAGGCAAAACTTGGCGTTTAAAGGACGGCAAGCGGGTTTGGATTTCTGTATAAATACAGTAAATGTTAACAAAATTTAAAGGAAACTATTAATCGTGCCTGTTGTTCAGATAAGTCGCATTCAAAATAGAAGAGGTATCGCCACAGATCTACCCCAACTTGCCGCGGGTGAGCTAGGATGGGCCATCGACGAACAGAAGTTGTACATCGGTAACGGCACAGTGGCAGATGGTGCTCCAGCAGTGGGCAACACAGAAATACTGACCGGTGCGGCCGGGTTATTTTCAGCTTCCACCAATTATGTGTATCAAGGCTATCTAGGCACTGCCACTCCCGTTGGAACAGGAGACGGTGTAGACATCAGCAGGACTCTACAGGCAAGACTGGACGAAACAGTTTCAGTGAAAGCATTTGGTGCTGTGGGAGATGCCAGCACAGACGACACCGCGGCCATACAGAGAGCACTGGATGAGTTGTACACAGACACAGCGGACAAAGCAGATGTAAGGAGTCGACGAAGATTATTCTTTCCAGCAGGGCAATACAATGTTTCCAGCACAATCACTATACCACCTTATGCAAACATCATAGGAGAAGGTGTGGACGGAACCATAATTTATTATTCAGGATCAGCGGCGCCAGTTGCTGTCACACAGGACAATGCAGGTGCTGTTTATCCCAACATATCAGCTCAAGTACAGAACATAAACATTGAACAGATCACTTTCAAGAACGGAACAGCACACACAGGAGTCTCTGTGGACTGTGCCAACAATGTGAGATTTGTGAGATGCAAGTTTCAAGGCACCTATGCCACCAGTGGTGCAGATGTGGCCAACTCCAAGGGAGTGACAGTACGATCCACCACCGCATTGCCCACTGCCAACATTGTTTTTGATTCTTGTGCATTTACAAAATTTGCTCGATTGGTAGATTTAAGTTATGATGTCACATCAGTGAGAATAGTCAATGGTGATTTCAACACAGCCTACTATGGTGCCTACATTGGAGATACCACAGACGGTTCATCCAATGGTTTGATAACAGGTCCACGAAACGTGAGTTTTATTTCTGGTTCTTGGAGCAACATAGGCAAACACGCTATCTTGGTAGATGCTCAAGGCAGTGTTAAAAATATAGTGAGTACAGGTAACTGGTTCTCCAGCGATGTTGCCAACAGTTTTAACAGCTACAACGACAACACCACAGGAAACATAGTAGCAGTGCTACAATTCAATGCTGACGAATGTACCAGCGACAATGATTTTTTTGAAAGAACTGATCTTCGATCCACTTCAGTAACACCAGCACCAGAAGTGGACGGTGTCAGCATGCACGATGGAGCAGTGAGAACTGTCACGTTGGCCGACAATCAATCATCGGCCGCCAACATGGGATTTAGATGGCGAGCATCTGACGCCACATCCGTGATGATAACATACCAAGCATCCAGAGGCACAGATATCAGAACAGGCACTTTTATTGCTGTGGGCAAGGAAGGCACCACACCAGCTTTTGAAGATGACTCAACCGAAACTGCTGATGTAGGTATATCATTTTCAGTTGCGGCCAGCAACAGTGATTCTTCCGCAGGCAATGAGGAATTTGTATTGCAGTATCAGACCACGTCCACAGGCGCCACGGCTCTTGTGCGTTACCAAGTTACAAATATTTCGTAACCGTCAGTTGTAAAATAATACACACACATATTATTATTTTTGTCATAGACATATCGTGATTTGTCCGTTATACTAGCACTTAAAAACAAACACAAACAACTGTAACAATGCCAAATACAATTACCACCACAGATAAGAAAATTCAGATAAATATTGCCATACAACACAACTCAATTCCCGGATTAGACAATAAGATTATGACGAGCCTGAACCCATCTTCAATCAAGATTACAAAAAGAGATGGCACACAGGAGCTGTTGGACATTAATAAAATTCATTTTGTTGTGGAAGAAGCCTGTGAAGGACTAACAGGCGTAAGCTCATCACAGATTGAAATCAATGCCAACCTACAATTTTATGATGGCATCACTTCCAAAGATATTCAACATGTGCTGGTGCGTTCTGCAAATGATTTGACCACGCTGGAAAATCCCAATTATCAATACGCCGCGGCTCGATTGCTGTCATACGATATAAGAAAAGAAGCTCACGGACAGTATGAGTATATGCCTCTGTTAAAATTAATAATGAGGAACATCAGAACAGGCGTGTACGACAAAGGCATTGTGGAAAAATACAATAAAACAGAAATAAAAAAACTCAACACTTGGATACGCAGAGACAGAGATCTTAATTTTGCTTATGCAGGTCTAAGACAGGTAGTGGACAAGTATCTGGTGCAGGATCGAAGCACAGGACAGATATACGAAACTCCTCAAGACATGTATATGATGATTGCCGCGACCCTGTTTGCAGAATATCCAAAAAACAAAAGGATGAGCTATGTTAAAAGATATTATGATGCAATTTCGCAATTTAAAATCAATATTCCCACGCCAGTTATGTCAGGTGTGCGAACACCTATCAGACAGTTTGCGAGCTGTGTGCTCGTGGACAGCGATGACACTCTTTCTTCTATCTTCTCTACTGATATGGCTATTGGTATGTATGTGGCACGGCGTGCGGGCATTGGTATCAACGCTGGTCGGATCAGAGGGATCAATGCAAAAATAAGAGGCGGTGAAGTACAGCACACAGGTGTGGTACCTTTTCTTAAGAAATTTGAAAGCACTGTGAGATGTTGCACACAGAATGGTGTACGAGGCGGATCAGCCACTGTGCATTTTCCCATATGGCATCAAGAGATCGAAGACATCCTGGTTCTAAAGAACAACAAAGGCACAGAAGACAACCGAGTGAGAAAATTAGATTACTCTATACAGTTGAGCAAACTGTTCTATGAGAGATTTATCAATGACGAAAACATCACTCTGTTCTCACCACACGATGTGCCTGGATTGTATGATGCATTTGGCACAGAGAAGTTTGATGCTTTGTATGTAAAATATGAAAAAGACAAATCTGTTTCTAAAAAAACTATACCAGCACAAGAATTGTTTTCCGATCTTTTAAAAGAACGAGCAGAAACAGGACGTATCTATATTATGAATTTGGATCACTGTAACACTCATTCTTCTTTCAAAGACAAAGTCACCATGAGTAACCTATGTCAAGAGATCACTCTGCCCACTACTCCCATCAAACACATTGACGATGTGGACGGTGAAATAGCACTGTGTATTCTATCAGCAATAAATGTGGGTGCTCTAAACAACTTAGAAGAGTTGGAAAATTTATGTGAGCTAGCAGTGAGAGCACTGGAAGAGATCATAGACTATCAAGAGTATCCAGTTAAAGCCGCAGAGATTTCCACAAGAAAAAGAAGATCGTTGGGCATAGGTTACATCGGTCTGGCACACTACCTAGCGAAACTGGGATTGAAGTATGAGGACCGAGATGCATGGGACGCTGTGGACAGACTGTCTGAGGCATTCCAATTCAATCTACTGCGAGCCAGCAACAAACTGGCAGAAGAACGAGGCAAGTGTGAAGGATTTGAAAGAACCAAATATGCAGACGGAATCCTACCCATAGACACTTATAAAAAAGATATAGATAAAATTATTCCTCACAAAACTAGATATGCGTGGGAGGCTCTGAGAAAAGACATTCTAAAATACGGACTGAGACATTCCACTCTGTCAGCACAGATGCCGAGTGAAAGTTCGTCTGTGGTATCCAATGAGACCAACGGTATTGAACCACCTAGAGCTCTATTGTCAATTAAAAAATCTAAAAAAGGTCCTCTGAAACAGATAGTGCCAGGCTTTCCTAAACTTAAAAATGCCTACACTCTACTATGGGACATGAAGAGCAATGAAGGTTACATTAATGTTGTGGCCATGATGCAGAAATATTTTGATCAGGCTATATCTGGCAACTGGTCATACAATCCTTTAAATTATGAGAACAATGAAGTGCCTCTATCAGTGATGGCAAACGATCTACTAACATCTTACAAATATGGATGGAAAACATCTTATTACCAAAACACCTATGATTTTAAAGGTGACGAAGAAGAAGATCATCAACCGTCAGGTATCGGTACAACAGCAACAGCAGAAGGCGAAGATGTGGAACTGCCACAGACAGCAGTGGATGACGATGCCGAATGTGATGCGTGTGCAATCTAGTTGACAAAAATACAAGAAATAGTATAATTAAAACATAATGGCAAAAACAGTATTCAATAGAAACGCAGTAGATTGGTCCAAACAACCCATGTTTTTTGGTGAAGATCAAGCTATCCAGCGATACGATGTATTCAAATATCCACAGTTTGACAAGTTAAATCAAACCATGCTGGGTTACTTCTGGAGAGCAGAAGAAGTATCACTGCAGAAAGATCGAGCAGACTTCCAGGGATTCCGTCCAGAACAAAAACACATATTCACAAGTAATTTAAAATACCAAACACTGCTTGACTCAGTACAAGGCAGAGGACCTTGC